AGTCTACAAAGCAACATCGATAGCGAAGCTACAACTGCAAGAGCTGCTGAAGCTGTTCTTACTACCGCTGTTTCTGACGAAGAAACTCGTGCAACTGCTGCTGAAGGTGTTCTTACTACCGCTGTTTCTGCTGAAGAAACTGCTCGTATCGCTGCTGTTTCTGCTGAAGCTAGTTCAAGATCATCCGCTGATACCGCTCTCCAAGGCGAAATCGACGCAGAAGAAGTTCGCGCTGCTGCTGCTGAAGGTGTTCTTACCACTAACCTCGCAACTGAAGTTTCCGATCGCCAAACTGCTGTTTCTGCTGAAGCAACAACTCGTGCGGCTGCGGTTACTAATCTTGACACTGTTAAAGCAAACCTCGCAGGAGCTGCTTTCACCGGTGCTGTTTCTGGTACAGACTTAACTCTTAGCGGAAATCTTACCGTTACTGGTACAACCACCAGCATTGAAACTGTTAACTCCCAAGTTAAAGATTCAATCATGCTTCTCAATGACGGAGCAGCTGGCAGTTCGAACAACGCAAATGACGTTGGACTTATCATGGAACGTGGATCGAGCGAAGATAACGTTGCATTGGTATTCGACGAAGGTGAAGACAAGTTCTGCATGTACAAGACCTCAGCTGCTGCAGATGCAATTGATATTACTGATGCTGATTCATCAGCAACTCTTCTTCCAGTTAAGGTTTCTGATGTATACTTAGGAGCCGACAACCTCGGTTCTTACTCCGATTTCAGCTTAGCATTAGGATAAGCCTAATTTAGCTTACTAATTCTCCTAAGGGGTCGGAGGTCTAATCCTTCGACCCCTTTTTTTCCAATGAAAGTCGCGCTACTTACTGCCTTACTATTAAGCCTTTCATCGTGTTCGATGAGATCGTTAGTCACCCCGGCCGCGACAATTTCAGGTGCAGCCCTCGGAGCTATAGGTGGCCCAGGTGGCGCAGCCCTTGGTGCGGGTACCGGATATGCCGCGGGGCGCATATATGAACTAGATGACGAGAAAAAAGAACTTGTCAATTCCATCACAAAAGGTGATGTCGACGCGATTTTAAATGCCGGGCTTGAACAACACAAGTCGGGATTCGACGAATTTACTGATTCCATAAAAAACATACTGAAAATTGCAGGTTCTGTACTCATAGCCTACCTCTGCATTCCAATAGTCTTGGCGAAAAGATGCGCAAAAGAAGAGGCTATCAAGTGCCTAACCAAAGCTCCATTTCCTATTAAACCCCCAAAATGATGAAAAACTTAAACCTACTTAAAGAGTATTACAATTCACTAAGCGTCAGAGGTAAAACCGTATTTATCGCACTCGCTGTATCGTTTGTCTACATACTATGGAGTATAATATTATGAATGATACAACCCCCATTATTGGAATGCTCGGTACTGGGCTTTCTTACACTTTAGGTCAATGGAATGATATTGTAGGTCTGGCCGCTGGACTCCTCACATGCTTTTACATGCTTTGGAAATTGTTTAACCACGCTAAAAATAAAAATGGAAAATAAGGAAGAAAAACCAAAAAAGATGTGCGGAGATAAATGTATCGCACCCACGGTATGTAAAGAAATTTTTAAGGGTAAATGCGCTCTTGAAATGATGCAGAACGAGAAAAGCGACTCTCCAATAGAGAAGCCCGGTAATGTAACCGGTAAAAAGAAATCTAAATCTGAGTATAGCTAAGCTCTACAACCGGTTACTACCGGCTATCCGATCAGTTATAAATCGGATATGGAAACAGCTATCGCGGAGGTTGACTCCCCGCAAGAAACGACAGAGGGAACAAGCATCGAGAATGCCTCAACTGAGGATATTCGCAATGCTTTAGGAATAACGCCAGAGACCGCCGAGCCTACGACCGGAGTCCAAGACCAACAGCCTGAGGCCGTAAGCCCAGAGCCGGAGGCCGAAGCTCATGAGCCGGAGGAACTAGAGGAATCAGAGGATGAAAAACTCGCCAAAAGACGAATCCGTCCAAGGAATGAGTTAGACCAGCAAGTCATAGACCTATATCGGTCTGAGGGCTTTAGTGGAGACTTCTCAGACGCCTCTCGTGTAATTTACGGTCAGGAAGCGCAACCCGCACCTCAACCCATTTATCAGCCCCAGGAGCAAGTCGAGGCGTCCGAGCCCGATCCAATTCAAGGCATTGATAAACAAGCAAACGACATACGGGCTACTATCATAGAGCTTGAAGGTAAAGTAGAGAAAGCAGCAGAGGATCTTGAGACCACCGAGGCATTACGCCTTCAGCGTGATATCATGAAAAAGGAACTCGAATTGCAGAATCTATCTAGCCGTAAAGAGCGGATGGAAGAAGCCCAAAGTCAGCAAGTTTATCAGACCCATCGTTCTAAAGCGATGGAGAGTAGAGACAGAGTTTATGAAAGATTCCCATCATTGCAGGATAAGGCTTCGGTCTATCGTAAGCAGTTCGATGATTATGTTTCGCAAGCTCAGTCCGACCCCGACTACGCCGCAGTTTTTGACTCGCCAAAATGGCCTGAATTACTCGCCAACGAATTCGCATCAATATCGCCCGCACCAGTTGTTGCGCAACAGCCTCAGGCCGTTGCCCCTCAGCAGCAGGCTCCACAGATGGGGACTCAGGCGAAGGTCTTGACGACAGGAACTACGGCACAACCTGTAAACGCTCCGATTACCCCGGACGGTTTGCTTCAACAACTTCCCAGTATGAACAAAGATGATATCTATGCTCTGCTTGGAAATCCTGGAGGAGCACAGCCAAGAAGGTAATTAGGAGCAACAAACCTAATCTCAAATAATTAAATAAAATGGCTACAAAAAACCTACCTGGCTCGCTTGGCGCGGGTCCAGAAGCTAACGCAACAGCGGCCGGATTAACCGGATCCAATGTTGACTTAATAACAAACACTAAATCTTACGCTGATCTTATCGGCGGTGACGCTAATTCCGACTTGCGTTCACGTCTTTGGTCCGAACTCGTATCACGCGACGCTCGGGAAAAAAACGTATTCGCAAAGTTCATCGGCGGCGAAGGAAGCGGTAAACCAATCACAGAAAAACGCGATCTTAGCGCAGGCGGATCAGACAAAGTAACATTCACTACTGTTGCTCCAATCAGAGGACAAGGTGTTCGTGGAGAAGAAATTCTCAAGAACGCTACCGATACTCTTGATTTCGGAACATTCAGCATTGAAGTTGACCTCGTTCGTCATGCAGTTTCTTGGACACAAGTTCTTAAGCTCATGAGATTCACCGGTAAGACAATTGACCAGCTTTCAGCTGAAGTCATGTCCGAATGGATGAGCCGTACCGAGCAAGACCAAATCCAATACGCTCTTCGTCAGATCTGTGCTTCTAAAGGTACCTCGAACACTATTAGCGGATACGGAACCGGAACAGCTGGTGACCTTAAATATGTTGACGGATTAAGCACCGACATCATTCAAGAAGCTAAACAAGCTCTTATCGCTAACGGTGGTGAGCCAATGAACACTGGTGGAGACGAGAACCAAGAAATTCCTGGTTACTTGTTCTTCGCACCTGACGCTTGCTTACGCCCATTGCGTTCAGATCCTGATTACTTAGAAGCTATTACTCAAGCTGACGCGCGTGGAGCAGACAACAAATTGTTCTCCGGTTCATACGCTAAGTGGGATAATAACATCATCGCTAATCACAATGTTCTCATTGACACAGCTCGTGGACGTCAAGGTTCTCCTTTACTTCCTACCTACTATGCTTTTGAAGCTAATGGTGATGTGACTGCAACTTCTCTCACTCCAGCTAGCGGTAGTACTCCAGCAAGTGGACCTATCGGTGGAACTGACGGTGACTATGTTGCTAACTTCCGCGGTGTATCTATCAGGATTCCTGGTGGCGGAGGAGTTGACCTTGTTAACGATTCCGGAACTCACTACATTCTTGGTGTAGATACCGATGGAACTGTTGCATTGTACAGCTATTCTTCTCAGTCAACATCCGAAAGCTTAGTATTGACCCGTGAAGACGAAACCGGAAAGTTAAGCGGTAACGTTAAAAGCGGTAACGCTTTCAATGCTGGTGCATTATTCGTTCAAGCGAATGCTCTTGGAACCCCAATCGGTTATGCATTAGCCATGGGTAAAGACGCAATGTACTACGCAAAAGGAAAAATCTACGGTGAGCAAATCTTCCATTACGACGATTTCGCGAACAGTGGTAACGAAGCACACTTGTCAGCTGTTGGTGTTCAATCCGTTTACGGAATGGGCGCACGCAAAGACACTCGTGGCAGAATTCCTTCAGTTCAGCTTGTCGAAGTTGTTCGTCAGGTTCCCGGTCTTTCTTTGACCCAAGCCTAATGGTTCGGAATTTCCCCTCCCATTAACCCTCCGGCCTCTCCTCTGCGTATGCGGGGGAGAGGCTTTTTTATATCATGAAAATAATAATAATTGGAAAAAGTAATCAAATGGGTGCGACACCCAATATTAGACTTAAAGGCATGTCTCAAATGAGATATAATTTCTTATGGGATCCGGAAATTAGGCACTTTGCTTATGAACCGAAAAACCAAAAAGAAGCCGATGATATTTTTAGAACGCAGGGTCGGATTTACCGCACCATGTATTTTTCAGTTTGGCTTGATGAGCCTAAGGCTGAGCCCGAGGCTAAGGTTTCTGCTGGAGCAAAATCCAGACCTACTGCCAAGCCTAAAGGCAAGAAGCAACCGGTAGCTGAAGCGGTTAGTAGCGAATAATATGGCTCTATGGCCGCGATTACATACTTATCCCTTAAGGATCAGCTTTCGAGTATGCTCGGAGCTGATGGTGTTTTAGACCTCCCTCAAGTCGATCAGGATCGTATTGGCATTTATGTCAATCAGGCATATCGTGAATGCTACACCCCGATTGATGGAAAGCGTCCAATGTGGGCAGAGAAGAAATTCTCTCTAAATTTTACTGCCGACCAAGCAGGCGCTGATTTAACGCATCAAATTACATCGGTTGATAAAATACCTGTACTCGTTGGCGAGGGACCGCTTTCTCCAATGACCGGACCTGAGGCTGAAATCAAAGCCCGATCGCTTTTCTCTTGGGACTTTCGAGCTCCTTCTGGTCGCGGTCTTAATTTTCCACATTACAAAGATAATGAACCCGAGAAGGGTAGGCCAATATGGTACTACATAGATAACCGCGATCATGGAACGGATACAAAAGTTGTTAATCGATTCTATTTATATCCCGTTCCTGAAAAAGCATATGAGGTTGAATTGTACGCCAACATCGTGCCCTCCGACCTAAGCCTAGATACCGACGAACCACGACTACCAGCCGATTTGGTTTGGGATATTCTTTACCCCATGGCTCAAGGTAAACTTCTTGCTGACCCAAGATACAACGGGGATAATAAAGAATTCATTGCCCGCATGGCTGATGAAGCGAGAAAAAGACTTAGGACTCTGGTCTCACCTCAAAAGCATAAAGGTTCACTAAGACTGACTAAACGAGGGGGTTGGTAATGGCTCAGGATCTTACCATCCGGCTGCTTGGTCGACCCAAGGTTACTCAAGATAGTCAGTTAGGATTCCAACGAATAGTTCGTAAGTATGTAGTCCAAGGTCCGAGGGCGAGTAAGGCGGGGATTGAAGATGCTAATAATCCATTATTTCTTCCAGTCGGAACAGCGGATGAAGAATTTACAGATCATTATTTAGTTAACCAAGCTGTTGAACCCACCAGTTCAATGGATAAGGCTAATCTAACCCGGGACTTTGTTGAAATTCGGGACACATACAATTCTGAAAGTTCCTCAGAAAGTGGCGATTTAAAAAGAATAACTCGTAAATATATAGTTTTAAGAGCCCAACATGCTAGAGGTTACGATGTTACATCTTGGGTTAATCACCCATTTAACTCGGGAGGTCGTTCTAATGATGCTTGGGATTATTTACCTAGCGCTATTAAGAATACAGAGCCTACGTCTGTTAGCTATACGGATACCGGTTCTGTTAATGTTTCTATTTTCAACGCTTCTAGTTCTGGACCTAGTTCACTGGGAACACCCTCAGTAAGCATTGCGAGTACTAGTACTACACTATCCACAGCTTTACAGGCTGCTGCTAGTACAGACAGCTTATCTATCAAATGGGTTAGGGCGACGGTTCAAGTCGACAGTTCAAATCCTGGGGTCGATGTTTGGAGCGTAAGTTGGGTTGCTCCAGTTACAGATCACTGGGCTGTAGGGAATGGTAAAAATGGGAGCTCTAGTCAGAAACTACCCGCTATGATGAAGTTTGATCATAACGGAATACGCACTTTTAAATTTGGAACTAGTGGCACGGGTGGTCCAACTATAATGTATAGCTATGTATCCTATGTCGTTGGGGTTGATCCGGGAACTACGCTAACAAGTTACTTTGGTACTGGTACTGTAAACCCATCTGTGAGTATGGATTTTCAATTAATTGGACTTGATGGAAATCACAGATCCGCATCTTTTAGGCAGTCTGTCGCAAACACTTTTTTAATTCAGGACACTTCTCAATATTTAAAATTCCCACAAGCTTATTTTATAGACGCATCAGCCCGTGAACATCCATCGGTAAAGGTTGGTTTTAAAGAACCTCATAAAATTGTATTTTCTTTTCAAAAAGATATGGATGCTGCGGGAGACTCAAACCCCAACCTTCCACACTACCAAGGTAGTCCTATTATGCAGGCCGGAGGTAACCTTTCTTTTAGCCATACTTTTATAATGAATAGTTCTAGCGGTTCGTCGTTAATCGGGTCTTCTATAAAGCCTATATTTTCTCACGGATCTGAACGGATTTGGAAAATCGTTTTAACTTATGTTGGATGACGAAAAAGAACAGAAGTTTATTGATCTTGAAGAACTCGTCCGCGATCTTGAAGAACGATTAACTGATCTAGATAACCCGGAACCCGAGTTTCTTGAAATCGATGGTGCATCTCGTCAGGTAATAGTTCATTGGCTTAAGGATACCGATGTAGCAACAATAGTATCTCTCGGTGATGCGAAAACTGAATTTCTAAGTAACGCCCGAGCTATAGATACAACCGAAGGTAAGCCTAAGGTTAGTCATGGCGATATCATGGTTATCGGTGGCGATTGCCCATGGTACGCCTTTTGTGCTCAGGTTGATATTCGAGACGATGGTGCGGGCTTTCAAGCAGAAGATGATATAACTCCACCTGTCGCTGAATCAGATGAAAACGCGGACGGAGATGTCGAGCGTGAATTTATTGTATGGGGAGGCTGTGGATCTGGAGGTGGGGACGACTGTCCGCCAGGAAACAGTGTTTCAGTGGTTGGTGCTGTTTCTACTAGTGGGGCTACGCCCGGCGACTTTACTAAAGTTCTCAGTAAGCAAGCGTCTAATCTTCCAGTTTTAAACTACACTCTCGATAAACTTAAAACTCTTAGCCTAACTAAAGATGTTACTGGCCCAAGCGATGATGACGCGGAAGATTTTCTCGCATTCGGTGAATCGTTTACTCAATGCAGTTCCGAGTGTACTGGGTTATTCGTAAATCTAAAGAAGTTCTCTTCAACCTCCGAGAAGTACGATCTGGCCGCTACTGTAAGTTTAAATAATTTAAAGCTCACACCAAATGAATTAGTCCCAACCCCGCTTAAAATATCGAGCACCACGCTGTCCGTCACTAATTCAACTATTAGTTCTGACCCGTGCGGAAGTCTCAGCTCGGTTGCCGGTTCTAGTTCAGAATCAATCCTCACTCAGATATCAAAAGACACTGCGGAAACTCCCGAGACTATATACAACCCCAGTGTTCAACCTCTTGGGGAGAGTAAAGTATCTATTGGAGTAAACATCCCGACCGGAGTCCAGGGATCTGCTATCAGTAATGTAAGCAATGTATTCTTGCCCGTAATCCCTTCGGATGCTTGTCCTGAAACAACAACCTTTAATTTCATGAGCGGAGCAACTTTAAGTATCTCCGAAGATGACTCCGATTGCGATGATGGATCGGGAGAGCAGTGTAAAACAATTACCGTATCCATGACTCCAATCGTTGGATCCCTGACTTTTAACTGCGGAGTATTGACCAGCTCTACCGCACCCACATCTGGTGGGCAAACAGCTCTTGAAGAAACTTTTAAAGTTGCTTGCGGGTGTGATCCCGAGGGGCCTTGCGATTCTGCAACAGGGATCAATTTAGTAAATGTAACTTTTACCTCTCACCCAGATAACACGACCCATACAGATATAAATGAATCTTACGTACTAAGTAAAGTAGGAGACTGTCAATATGAGAATATGGAGGGTGATAATAATATGGCCATCCTCTACGGCTCGGTCGATGGACTTTGGCAAGCCAGCGGGAGTAGTGAAGACGGCTATGCGTTTTATGCGTCTCCTGGCGACACTGAAAAAGGAAACACCCCAAACACTATACCTGACCAAAATATTACGTCAGGTGTGGCAACAGCACGTTTAATAGTTTCTTTTTCATGAGCATGAGCGACAAAGATAAATCAAAAGGACTAGGAGATACCGTTAAAAAGGTAACTAACGCCTTGGGAATCAAGCAATGTGAGCCATGTAAGCGTCGGCAGCAGAAACTCAATCGGTTGTTCCCATACAAGAATAAGGATAAAACTAAAGAGTGAGGTTCTTCCGGATACCAGCCTTCACGGGCATTGAAACGCACCGCGATGACGCCGATCGGGGTAGCTTACGAGTAGTCGAAGGCTGCGTCCCCCACGGGCCGGGAGGACTGCGTTCAGGCCCTGTGTGGGAAAAGATTGGAGATGTTGATCTGTTCTCCGATAGCGATAATTCGCAGAGCCATATGACGGGTGCGGATGATGGGAAAGGAAATTCTATTGTTTATGTTTCCCGTGCCGGGGATGTTCATGATATGGCTGTTTTCAATACAGAACATACTGATCTAGTCTCTTTAGGTTCAACTTATGCCGTTGCAGCTCCGACACTTTACAATCAGGAAGCTGCGATTACACCAATTGGTAACAGGCTCTATGCGATGGGGGATGGTACTGCTGAAGCTGCATACATTGGAAAAGGCCCACCCGCTGCAACTGCTGCGATATTCCCCGATGAAGTTCTGTACGATCAGGAATGGTCTAGATTCCCGAGCTGCAAGTTCTATGCCCAGGGGCCAAAGAAAACTATTTTTGCTGCCGGAAATCCAGCAAAACCTTTAACTGTTTATATTTCTGAGCCTGCGGGCTTGACCAACCCATACCGCGATTCTCCGCACTCCACAGAATTAACAAATCACAATGCTGGGATGTTAAGCACGGTTGATATACTATCATCAAATGCATCCCAAATTACCGCTCTTTCGACCCGCGGAGATCAGGTCGTAGTCCATACCGATAAAGGTTGTCACCTTCTCTACGCACCTCAGTCCGATCAAGCGAGCACTGGATATCGAGTTGAACAGGCTCCCGCCACTAATTTTTCAGGTGCCGTCAATGTTCAGGTTGTAGCAGGGGAGAGTGGAACCCAACCCTTCTGGCTGGGGCACGATGGTCAAATTTATAAGGATGAGGCCGCAAGTCGTGGGGCGGAGGACTTTAAATCTTTTGCAGATCCTAAACAAGCAAGTGCGAAGGCCAAAGGTCAGTGGGAGAAGGAATTACCAACCGATCTAACGGGTTCATTTGCAACTTACGATCCACAGTCCGGTATGTATTGGATCTATGTTGAATCCGATGAATATAAAGAATTCACTAATAACGATGCGCCTAGTGCTCCCTTCTTTTTAAAAGCTCTTCCCGAAGCTGCTGGATCTCCAATTAATTTAACAGCCTCTCCTGATATCCAAGCTCCTATTAATTTAACCGCGCTTCCTGAGATTGTTGCAGCCCCAATTAATTTAATCGCACTTCCTGAGATTGTTTCTACCCCAATTAATTTAATTGCTCTTCCCGAAGCTGCCGAATCTCCTATTAATTTAATTGCTCTTCCTGATATCGAGGCTCCTATTAATTTAATTGCTCTTCCTGAGATTGTTTCTGCTCCTATTAAT